CACCGTGCGCTGCCTCGACGTCGACAACGCGCGGAAGGTGGTCTACGACGCGCTGAACGGCGTCGCGTTCGAGGACGACGGCCGCATCTGGTCGGACAGTGCCACGCGCCGCGAGCCGGATGGCGAGGCGCGCGTCATCGTGACGATCACGCCGATCGTCGTCGCGCAACCGCAGCCCGGCCTCGCGCTTGACATGCCGGTCGCTGATCCGTTGGAGGTGTGATGTGCGACCGATGAACCTCCAGACCACCAAACCTCGGGCACGCATGACTGTCGTGCTTGGCAAGCCGGCATGGCGCGTCACGTTTCCCGGTCTTCCTACCGGTTTCGTCGGCAAGACGCTCGACAGCGCGCTCGGCGTTGCGTATCGCTGCCGCCTCGCGCGGATTACAGGGAGGCGCGACGCATGAACCACGCACCGCCCGCCAATCGGCCGACGCTCAACGCGTTCCAGCTCGCCTGCAACCTGACCCGCGATCCCCAGTTCCGCACGTGGGTCGGCGGCTTCGTCAACGGCGATCCGGTCTCGGTCGACGAGGCCGCGCAGTTCATCCGCGCCGTATGCAAGGTCGAGTCGCGCCGTGAGCTCGCGAAGAACATGCACGCTGCCGACCGATTCAACCACTTCCTGCGCCGGCCGTTCGTCGACTGGCGCGACCAACAACACCGTATGGCACATGCGGCGCCCGAAAGGGCGGGGGCACCTCCGAGGCGAACTGCAGCCTGAATGTGCCAGGCAGTGACGACAGGGAAAGACCGAATCGATGCGCTGCAACGCTTCGTTGACAGGCCGGAACAGACGGCCACCCACCACCGCAAATCACGGAAGGAATGACGGACATGAGCAGAGAAGCCACCCAGTTTTCGGCCGAGCGCCAACCCCGCACTCGCAAGCCGCGCGGCAAGGAGATGCGCACGAAGATCCTCGAAGCGATCAAGGAGAAGACCAAACTGAACGAGAAGGGCTTCTACATGGCGGTCGCGCAGAAGGCACTCCTCGAGGGCGACACGCTCATGATGAAGGAACTGCTGACGCGCGTCGCGCCGGCCGCGAAGCCCGTCGCGCCCGCCGTGCAGTTCGAGTTCCCCGAGGACGGCACGCCCGTGCAGCAGGTCGACGCGGTGCTGCGCGCCGTCGCCGCCGGCAAGGTTTCGCCCGACGTCGCACAGCAGCTCGTCAACATGATCCGCGCGAAGCTCGACGTGCTGGAGATCAGCGAGCTCGCCGACCGTCTCGCGCAGGTCGAGAAGGCGCTCGCGGCGCAGGGGAAATGACATGGGCGTCCCGACTGGCGAACCGATCATCACGATCAACGGCGACGTGCTCTCGCCGGCGCAGGCCGCCGTCGTTCGCATCGCGATCGAGAACCTCGGCATGTACCTCAACGACAAGCCGCTGTCGGCCAACGCTGATCTTGGGTCCGCAATGGCGGAGGCTTACCGCGACCGAGTGAAGCAGCTGCAACGCTTCATGTATCGGGGGAGACTGCGCCCTTGAGCCGTCGCCGTCTGTCGCACGCCGCGATCACCCGCGTCGAGTCCTACTTCTCCGGCGTCGCCACCGAGGAGCGGCCGGCCGTGTTCGGCATCGTCGACATGGACCGGAACGTCATCAAGCGCCTGACGGTCGACGGCGAGGAGACGGACGCCGAGCCCACCGTGCTGATCGCGGAGAAGCTTGAGCGGCTGATCTATCCGAAGCGCTGGAAGATCGTGCTCGGTGGCCGCGGCTCGATGAAAACCCGCACGATCGTGTCCATCCTGACGGCGCGGTCGCAGGCTCGCCGCGAGCGGGCGCTCTGCCTTCGCGAAATCCAGGCATCGATCGACGAGTCGAGCTATCAGGAAATCGCCGAGGAGATAGAGCGGCGCGAGCTCGGCGATTCGTTCCGCCAGCTGAAGAAGTCGATCCGCGTGCCGGCGAACGGCAGCTCGTTCTCGTTCCGCGGCCTGTTCCGCAACCAGCGCGCGCTGAAGGGCTTCACAGCGGCGACCGTCGCATGGGTCGACGAGGCCGAGAACGTGTCGCGCGATTCGTGGGACATCCTCGCGCCGACCATCCGCGCTCCGGGCTCCGAGATCTGGGTGTCGTTCAACCCGAACCGCGAGACGGACCCGACGTGGGCCGATCTCGTCGCCCCGTACGTCGATCAGATGGTCGACGGCGTCTACGAGGACGACGAGCGCCTGATCATCCGCTGCAACTGGTCCGACAACCCGTGGTTCCCGGAGGAGCTGGAGCTCGAGCGCCAGCGCATGCTGCGCACCGACCTCGACCGCTACAACTGGATCTGGGAAGGGAAGTTTAACCGCCGGTCCGACGAGCTGATCTTCGCCGGGAAGTGGCGCGTCGAGGACTTCGATACGCCGGCGAACGCGCGCTTCTTCTTCGGCGCCGACTGGGGCTTTGCGCAAGACCCGACGACGCTCAACCGCTGTTGGGTGCGCGGCAACGACCTGATGATCGACTATGAGGCGCACGGCAAGCAGACCGACCTCGACGAGATCTGGAAGCTGTTCGCCGGCAAGGAGGGCATGCGGCCCGAGCAGGTGAAGCAGTGGAAGCTCGGCGACGAGAAGAAATACCCCGGAATCCCCGGCGCGCGGAAATGGAAAATCAAAGCCGATTGCGCGCGGCCTGAAACCATTTCGCACGTCGCGAAGCAAGGTTTCAATATCGACGCAGCGAAAAAATGGGGTGGCTCAGTAGAGGATGGAATAGCGTTTTTACGTGGTTTTGACCGAATTATTATTCATTCACGGTGCGTAAAGACGATCGAGGAATTCGGAAACTATTCGTACAAGGTCGACAAAACCACGGGGGACGTGTTGCCTATAATCGTCGACAAGTGGAATCACCACATCGATGGCATTCGGTATTCGATGGACGGCTATATCCGTGGTCGCGGTAATGGTCTGAATATCAGCCATGAAGCGCTCGCTGCACTTTCAGCCGCTTAATTCGATTTTCCCGGCCTAAAACGGCTATTTTCTCGGAGATTTTCAATAATGCGCACTCGCTCCATTATCGCGTCCCTGCTCGGCTTCGCCCAGCCGGTGTTCGCGATCGATCCGTCGGAATCGGCGATCGACCAGGCTCTCGCCACGGCAGCAACCGACGCGGCGGCCGCTCCCGCGAGTGACGCGGGGGAGTCGAACGACGGTGCGCCTGTTGCGGCCGGCGCCCCCGAAAGCGGCACCTTCTCGTCTGCTGCGCCTGCATCGCTCTCCAGCGACACCGAAGCCACGGACGCGCAGCAAGGTGACGTGGGAAACGACGGCGCGAACGTCGAGTCGGCTGCGACTGCGACGTCCGAATCGAATGCCGAGCTCTCGCGCGATGCTGGTACCGCGGCGGCTGACCCGACGCCCGCCGTCTCGATCGACGTCGAAGACCACGCCGAGGCGCGCGAACGCTTCGCCGGCCTGATGGCCAAGCTGCACGGCCTCGAGCGCGAGGCAGCCGAATACCTGCGCGCTGAGTTGCGCGCAATCGGCACGCTGCTGCACCTGCATTCGGTCGCTTCTGGCAAGGCTGACGCGACGGGCGACTACAGCTCGTCCGACCTCTCGTAACCGACACGGCGGCGCGCATGCTCGAGAAACTGCAATCCCTCATCCCGCGCGCGCTGCTGGCGCCGACCGCGCCGGCGGCCGCGCGCCCGGCGGCTGCGTTCGACTCGCGCGCCGAGCCGCACTGGCCTGTCGCCGAAGGCCCGCGCCGCGGCATGCGCATCAATCCGGCGCTGCTCGAGCAGCTCGCGGCGCAGGACGCTGCGCGCGGCGGCGACGTCGACTGGGCGGCGAAGTTCAAGCCGCCGGTCGTCGCGCCGGGCACCGTGCCGAAGGAAGGCGGCGGCGCGCCGGAAGTCGCGATGGACTCGGTATGCGACAACCTCGCCGCTACGCTCGGCGCGTGCGGCGGCTTCAACCAGCTCAGCGGCGTCGACTTCATCGGCTACGCCGCGCTGTCGCTGCTGTCGCAGCATCCGCTGATCCGCGCGATGGTCGAGACGCTCGCCGACGAAATGACGCGGAAGTGGATCGAGTTCGGCGGCCAGGGCAGCGAGGAATCGGACACGAAGCGCGTGCAGGCCCTGCAGGCCGCGACCGAGAAGTTCCATCTGAAGAAGGCGTTCAACCGCTCGGCAAAGAAGACCGGGTACTTCGGCGGGTGCATGCTGTACGTCGATATGGGCGACGACACGCGGTCCGATGCAGGGCTGCGCGAGATCCAAACGCCGCTCACGCTCGACAGCAAGAAGATCATGAAGGGTTCGTTCAAGGGCTTCCGCCTGGTCGAGCCGATCAACGCTTACCCGGCACCCTACAACGCGGACAATCCGCTCGCGGCCGACTACTACCAGCCCAACGCATGGCTCGTGCAGGGGCGCAAGGTGCACGCTTCGCGCCTGCTGCACTTTTCGCAGAATGAGCCGCCGGTGCTCTTGAAGCCGGCCTACAACTTCTTCGGCATCCCGCTCGCGCAGATGGCGCTCGACTACGTCGACCGCTTCGACACCGTGCGCATCGCGGTCGCGAAGCTCGTCAAGCGGTTCAGCACGTCGATCCTGAAGACGGACATGAGCCAGATCCTGAACGGCGGCGGCTACGATGACGCGTCGAGTCTTAAAGCGCGCGCGCTGCTCTGGCAGATGTTCGGCGACAACGAAGGTCTGATGGCGCTCGACAAGGAGCTCGAGGAATTCGTCCAGGTCAATACGCCGCTGACTGGCCTCTCCGACATCGTGTCGCAGCAGCTCGAGCTGCTCGCGGCGATCAGCCGCACGCCCGCCGTGAAGCTGCTCGGCATCGCGCCGAAGGGATTCAACTCGACGGGCGAGTACGACGAGGCGAACTGGTACGACCATGTCGCCAGCCAGCAGTCGATCATGTTTGCCGACAACCTCGACCGCGCGATCAAGATCATCCAGCTTTCCGAGTTCGGCCAGATCGACGAAGACCTCACGCACAAGTTCGTGCCGCTGCATGAGCAGTCTGAGGCCGAGAAGGCCGCGAACCGCAAGCAGAACGCCGACACGTTCGCGATCTACTTCGACCGCGGCGTCATCGGAAACGAGGAGGAGCGCATCCGGCTCGCGGCGGATCCCGACAGCGGCTACGACTCGATCGACGTCAACAAGATGCCGGAGGCACCGGACCTCGGCGAAGGCATGGACGACGACGAAGAGGAGCGCGATACCGACAGCGCCGGCGCGGTGGCCTGATGCCCGCGCGTGCGCCGAAGGTGAAGGGCGAGATGCGCGCGACGCGGCCGAGCGCTGCCGTGCGCATCCAGTACCAGCGCGCGCTCGAGCGCCTGGTCGACGAGATGCACCGCTCGACGCTGTACTGGCTGCGGGCCACGTACCGCGGCCGCGAGTCGGAGATCGCGGCGGACGCATCGCCGGCCGCCGATCTGGCCGCGCAGCTCGCGCGCCGCGCCGCGCAGTGGCGCAAGATGTTCGCGGCCCGCGCGCCGGATCTCTCGCGCTGGTTCATCGCGCAGGTTGACCGGCACGCGACGAACGCTACGAAGCAGGCCGCCGTCGCGCTGACCGGCATGTCGGTCTCGGTGAAGGACACGCTCGTGTCGAACACCGTCATGCAGGCGTCGATCCAGCAGAACGTCTCCCTCATCAAGTCGATCCAGTCCGAGTACGCGACCGAGGTCGAAGGCATCGTGATGCGCAGCGTCACGGCCGGCCGCGACCTGAAATACCTGACCGACCAGTTGCAGGAGCGCTACGGCGTGACGCGGCGGCGCGCGACGTTCATCGCCACCGACCAGAACAACAAGGCGACCGCGCAGATGGCCCGCGCGCGGCAACTCTCCATGGGCGTGACGAAGGCGCGCTGGCTGCATGTCGGCGGCGGCAAGAATCCGCGCCACTCGCACGTCGAAGCGAATGGAAAGGTTTTCGATTTGTCGAAGGGTCTTAAAATCGACGGTGAGTACATTTTTCCCGGCGAATTGCCCAATTGCGGTTGTGTGGGCGCGCCGTTAATTCCGGGTGTGGACGATGAAGCCGAATAAAGACGAGATTATCGTTGCTTTTGACAAGGCAACGGTGCGGAATTATGACAAGGACGGTCGTCTCTTCATCGAGCGATCGCATATCTCGAAGGCGGGCGTGAATCCATACTGGGGTCGAGAGATTCCCGGATGGGAAGAACTCGGCCTTGATCCGGACCGCGTGTACAACGTCTTTCGCCCGCCGGAGGAGCTGGAGAAGGCTGCGCCGACGTTCAACATGCTACCGATCCTGCTCGTCCACAAGCACGTCACCGCAGAAGACCCAAAAAACGAGTTAATTATCGGTTCGACCGGTTCAAATGCGATTTTTGAGGGTGAATTTCTCGATAACGGGCTCGCTTTTTGGGACGGCGAGTATATCGAGAAAATCGAAAGCGACGAGCAGCGCGAATTGTCGAGTTCCTATCGGTATAAGCCCGTCATTAAAAGTGGAACCTATAATGGCGCGCAATACGACATCGTGATGACGGAGATTATGGGTAATCACGTCGCACTGGTCGTCGAGGGGCGCGCCGGTCCCGAAGTGACGGTGGCGGATTCCCAAATTCAACCTCCTGAAAAGGTACGAACCGTGAAACTGAATCCGAAGCAGAAGGCGGCGTGGAAGGCGCGGCTCCCGAAGCCGAAAGTCGCGATGGACGAGGGCCGCGACACCGCAGGC